GAGGCTCCTACAGCACAAACGTCTTGTGTCATGCTGTTATAAGAAGGTGCACTAGAGCTTGGTGGCGCTGATCTTATATTAGAGTTTGTTGTGCTATTTGTTGTGCTGTTAGAACTAGACCCAGACTGATACGTTGTCGTAGCAGTTGATGTATAGCCACCTTCAATTGCTGTATTAGATCCAGATGTATTTGTTTGGGTAGACCCTGAATGTGCAGGTCCACCAAAGAAAGCAAGCAAAACCATGAGTATAATTAGTATACCTGTAAAATAATAATTATTTTCTACAGATTTATACCTCATTTTCTTCCTTATTCTCCGAATCTTTGCATTTACAATTTTCACAAGAACACTCTCCGTTTTCACGACAGTTACAATCTTGACCGCATTCTTTACAAAAAACTACGCTCATTTTAAATACAATAATATTAACGATGCAACTATTATACATCTATATATTAAAATAACTTTTGGACTAGGTAATTGAATAGTCTTCCAAATATCGTTCATTATTTTTTTCTCCAAACGATAGAAACAATTTTGTTCCAAACGTTTTTAATTTTTTCTTTTATTTTATTTATCATTTTTTTTCTCCTCTATCTCATAGAAGAACTTGTCAGTATCTTCTGTTTTCCATTGACCAGAATCTTCTACGTTCCATTCTGATGTTTGAACTTTCCAATCAGGAATATTGTCTTTCACAGTGAAAGAAGGTAAGTCCCAGATTAGTCTATTGTTTGGTTGTGCTGCATAATTGCCATCATCTAAGGCCATTATGTGAGCGCACTTATGTTCGTGCGGTATTTCCGAATGTTCGGTGTCTAATATATTACTCTCTGGGTGTGCAAAGTCAACGGTAAATAAGTATTTTCCATGGTGCCATTTTTTATCTTTTCCTATATATTTACCTGCAGCTCCACTTAAAATATCATAATCAGTAACAGCAGGCCAATAACTAAAAGAATTCCAAAGTTGAAGTTCATCAAGTCTCCTATGTGGAACAGCTTCCGGTTGAAAACCACGTTGAATAAAAGCCGTAATTGGCAGACGATAAAAGACTGCGCCGTTCTCCATAATGGCATGCCATAATATAGCCCTCCCTGTAATACAGCTAAGACCAAAGACAATACAGTCTTCAACTTCTCCATGATGTTTTTTAAGATCATATAAATATTCCCTTCTTATTTGTGAATACATTGGTGGTATGTTTGCATTTAAGTATGCCATAATTATTATCCATTTATTTGCCCCCAATTATCTCCTGATTCATAGTCAACCTTATTGGGAATTTTTAATTTAACAGAACTCTCCATAATCTCAATAATTTTTTTAGCTTGAGTTTCTGATTCTACAGAAATATCAAGTTCATCATGTATTTGTATATGTGGCACAATACCCTCTCTATATAAATCTAACATAGACTGTTTAGTCATATCAGCTGCTGATCCTTGTATTAATTTATTTAATGCTTTATATGTCATAGCTCTTCTTATATTTGCTTTAGTTGCTTTTGGATATTTTTTAAAGTATGCTGCTTCTGCATCTGCTTTACTCATAGGTGCTTTAAAATTACCATTGTTCCATTCTGCTATTTCCCATTTATCAAATCTACATTTTCTGCCACCAAATGTTTTTATGTATCCAAACGCAGCACCATCTCTGGATATAGCATCCATAAGATCTTTTACAAACGGCACACTATCATGATACTTATTAAATAATTTTGTTGCTTCTTCTTTAGTAGACAAACCTAGTTCTGCTTGCAGTTTTGCTTTACCCATACCATAAAACAATCCAAGATTAATTGTTTTAGCTTGTGTTCTAGATATGTTAGCCATCTCTGCAACAGTTTGGTGAAAGTCTACTGTATTGTTTTGAAATCTTTCAACTATTTCTGTGACTTCTTCATCGCCTTTAAATTTTGTAGCTGCATAATGCACAACTAGTCTTGGTTCTTGTTGTGAATAATCAAAGCATCCCCACTTATGATCTCTTTCAGGAATAAATAAAGATCTTATCATTGGACCTAGCTGCTTGTTTCTCGCTGGAATTTGCTGGAGGTTTGGATTAGAGTATGAAAATCTACCTGTTACTGTGCCTCCATTGTCTCCTCTAATAGGATTAATATCTGCATGTATTCTACCTTTATATTGATACTTGATAATTGTGTCTATAAATGTAGTATGTGCTTTGTTTATCTCTCTAGCTTTTGCTATGTGTTGAACAATAGGATGTTTATGTTCTTGAAGAAAATTCTTTGTAAAAGAGGGTGCTTGTGTTTTTAAAGTTTTGGCGTAACCTAAATTTAATTTGTCGAAAACTTTGGCTATCGATCTTGCTGCCCATATTTGAACGTCTACTTGTGTCTCTTTACTTACTTCTAGTAGGCATTGTTTTTCTTGTTCAACTAATTTTTTCTTTAATAGATGAGCTGATTCAACGTCTACGCGAACGCCTTTAAACTTCATATCAATAAGACAAGGAAACAATTGAGTTTCTAAATCAAATACTTTAGTTAAGTCTTGTGCTCTAATTTCTTTAGATAGTTTTTTAAATAAAGATAATGTTAACTCTGCATCTTTCTCTGCATAAGATCCAACGTACATAGCAGGTAACTTCCACATTTCAGCTTTAGCATCTATACCTGCTTTATCTGCTGCAGCTCTTAATGCTGTTTCATCTTTTACTTGTCCAAGATAATCTAAAGATAAACTATTTAAAGAATACCAAAATCTATTTTCATCTATCAATGAAGCCATAACCATTGTGTCAACAATGTGACCATTTATTTTAACACCATATGCTCTTAACCAACAGACATCATACATTGCATTGTGAAATAATTTAACACATGGTAATGCACAAACTTCTTTTATCCAACGCATCACAACAGTTTCATCAAAAAAGTTTCCTTCCTTATGTCCAAAAGAATAATAACCAGACCATCCCTCGACAGCCACAGCTACTCCTACGATCTCTCCTTCGCCAATCAATGCACCAGAACCTCTAGACTTTAATCCAGGATCTCTTGTTTCTAAATCGATAGCTATGTATTTATGGCCTTTGAGATCAGGAAACGATTCAGGACTTATCCATTCGGTTTGTGCTTCAAACATTAACTATAATCTCTCTCTAATATCATTTCTAAATAGTGTATTGCTTTCTTAATGTCCTCTTGTTTCCCCTTGAACGAGTGTCTGCATATATATTTTATAGCGTTTCCCTCTGCAAAAAGCAACTTGTTTTCGTTTATAAACTCTGCGGGTTGAATCTTCATACCACGATAATGTTTTCCGCCTACCTGCTTTTCTAAAGAATCGTACTCGACTCCTTTAAATATATCTTTACTTGTCATTTAATTCCTCCTTTATAATATTAATTTCATTGCAAGCTTTACGATATTTGTTCCACCAAATTACACTGTAAAAAAAATCATAAATTTTAGTAGGTAAATATATAATTATAAATATTAATCCTAAAATAGGGTTGTCTCTATTAAGTTTTCTAAGAGCTTTTTTTGAAATCTGTCTATTTTTTTCTACTTCAATATAACTTTCAACCCATTGTTCTGTAAATTTTAATCTTGCTTTTAATAAATTTCTTGTTTTGTTATTCATTTAATGCCTTTCTTTTATACAATTTGTCAATTAATTTATTTATACGGACATCTTTTTTTCCAATTACTCCTATAGGATGTGTTTTCATAGATTGTAGTTTATTTATTCTATTTAAATTTTTTTTTATTATTTTCCTAAAAATCATACTATTGGTTCTCCTATTGTGTAATAATAATCTGATGTTGGTTGCATTATATATAAATTTTCTTTTGCTCTTGTGGTGCCCACATAAAACAATCTATGTTCAGCATCTGGATTTTCATAAGCAGTTCTATATATAAATTCATCTTGTCCCTCTGTTCCATAATCTGTAAACAAACATATGTTGTCACATTCTTTTCCCTTAGAACCATGTAAAGTAAGTAGTTGTATATTTGATTTATTCATTAAAGTATCTCCTCTTTCTAATAACGTTTGCATATATTCTTTTGTGTCTTCTGGAAAATGTAATTGTCTCCAGTCTCCCTCTATTAATAAACCATGGTGGCTTTTTAATTTTTGTAAGTCAACGTTCGTTTCTCGCTGCACGCTTTTGCCATCAGAAAAACCTCTTGCTACATGACCTTTTTTAAATACTAAATACTTGTATATTTTTTCTGCTTCTTCTGCAGAAACAATCGCACCTTGATTCAATCGTGTCCAGATTTGATACACCTCTAATATATCATTAGGTAAATGTTTATTAGTTTTACCACTAAATCTAACGCCTAAAAAATAAAAATGTTCTGATATATTATTTAATAGTTTATTTGTTCTAGCTAATATCATCCAATTACCTTTTGAAAAATTTATTTCGTCTAGTGTGTAGTTAGGATACACCATGCCTTCTGCATCTCGTGGCACCCATTTTTTTTCTATTCTACTAGTAAGTTGATTTAATATTGTAATAGCTTTTCTATGTACAGCTCTTGGAACTCTACGAGATATCTCTTGGTCATCTCTTTCTCCTTCTTGTTTCATAAAACAATTAGGGTCAGCGCCTTGAAACCCATAGATAGTTTGATCATCATCACCCGCCATATATGCTCTTTTACATTTTGATTTAATATAATCAAAACACTTCCATTGATGAGGACTTAAGTCTTGGGCTTCATCGAGGAAGACGGCATCGAGTGGAGGACACCGATCTTCCTCGACAAACTTGTTAATCATATCATAGAACTCTACCATACCTGTTCCTTTTTTAAATGATTTTAAATCTGTTTGTAATTGTATCGTAGTATCTACATCTATGTCATGATGTTTTTGTAATTCAACGGCAGCATCTTCTATAGATATTAATTTTGATCTAGAGTATTGTATTACCTGTAAATGCTTGTTTTGATATTTAGGGTTACCTGCTGCGTCTACTTTTGTTTCAAAAGATATATTTAACCACTCTGGGTATTCTTGTTTAAATCTATTCCATTTCTTACCTGTAAGTAATTGAGTATTAGCATCTATTCCACATTCTCTCGCACCCATAGCATGCATCGTAGATATGTATTTTAATTTTTTTCCTGGATATAATTCGGATATTTTATCTGTTGCTACTTCTGATGCAGCTCTACTAAACGTGATATATGCTATTTTTTCAGGATCAATATTATAATCATTTAATTCTTCTTTTAAATAGTGATTTACTAATCTATATGTTTTACCTGTGCCTGGTGGGCCCATTATTTTTTTTACTATAGCCATGGTGATCTTTCTACTTTCGTTGTTCTAGGATTAGGTCGTTCTAGTTTAATGGTAGGCATCCTTAATAGTCTTACAGTCTTTGCACCTATTTTAGGTGTGTCTTCTTTTGCCTCAAATAAAGATTGTAACAATCTCATAGTCTTTTGTTTAGGATAAGTTTTTTCTGCCCAAGATTTTGTTTTTAGTAAGAACTTCCAAAAATCTTTAAACTTAAAATATGTAAAGCCATCTGTGTCTGTAAAAGCAATACCTCTCATAACATCTTTTAATTCTTTACCTGGAGTTTTATTTATATAATCTGCTAGTATTTCTTTTAACTGCACATCTAATTTAGATGAGTCTGGTGCAGGTATAGTTTCTAAATTTGCAAACAATTTAATTAATAACCTACGCCACATATGTTTTGGCACTGGCATCATTGGTTTACCTATTTGATTCATACAAGCCAAAGAAAATTTTTCTGGATCGTGTAGTGTTGCGTCGTCTACCTCCACACTCTCTCCATCTATTGATGCAAAGTATATTGGTGGATCAGAATCATACTTTCTAATCTCTGTTATCTCAGGGGCTGGTGCATTATCTCCAACACCAAACTCTTGTAGCGCACATTTCTTAGCATCACAAAAACTATGTATGGGTTCGTCCTTACATTTATAATTATAATCTTTACTGTCTAAGGAACCTATTAAAGTATTTATTTCTGTAGCATCTAATGGTGGGTCCATAAATTGTTTATTATAAGTAAACATATGTCCTTGCCACTCGTCTTTGTTTGGATATCTTTTTTTTAAATATACCCCAACATTGTACATACAATTGTTTCTTTGACCATCTGGAACACCATCACTTAACAATGTAATTAAACAAGGAGGCATACCTTTAAAATGATCTTTCTCTTCTTTTTTATTTTCTATTTTTAAATCATTTAATTGTGCCTCAGTTAACGCCACCTCTTCATAAACTTTAAAAAACTGTTCTAGTGTTAAAACATCACCGTTTAGTCCGTATGCATATCTAACTGTTCTTTCATTTGCGTGATAGGGTAAGTTTAAGAAACTACCTGTATCGCCTCTATCAACTCTTATGTAATCTTGTTTAGGAAATATTTCTGTATTTGCAAAACCCATCGCTGATGCAATCAATTTTAATTTAACTCTCATTACTGTTGCAGGTACAAAATCTTTTGTAAATAAAAATGCGTGTGCACCACCAGATTTAGACCTACAAACAATCATAGGTATATTTTTTTCTTTTAATTTTTGTATAAATTTTTTATGATCAAATGGATAAGTATCAATATCAATACAACCCCACTTACATTTATTTTCTTTGTTAATAGGAACAATACCTAATGCAGGGTCTTTACCCTCTAAATGCTCACGCCATAATTTTTTTGTTACAGGATTAGATATTGTAAATGATTTTGTTTTGTGTTTACCTTTTTCGCTAAACTGATCTGTTTTGACAGTTTGACCGTAGGCACTACTAAGGCCTTGAAATATTTTTATAAATTTATCTAATTCAATCATTTCCACTCGATGACATAGGCGGCTCCAGTCTCCCTTTGCCGCCTACTATTCACACTATTTACCGGCTAAACTAGTATAAAATTTCTTAGCACGTTCGTATAAGGCAGCATCCTTAACAGGACCTTCTTTAACGATATTGTAACCATACCACTGATTACCTTTACCAGAATTTAAAACAGTTGTTAGCTTGTAAGCGTGGCTAAATGATGGCGGTGTATACGGACCGTTCTTTCCATCAAGTGAAATGGACATCATCATTGAGTTCCATTTTCTGCTTACCTTACCTTGTGATGAACTCATAGATATAAGAGCTTGTTCAGCTCCACCATCTCCAAGTATCAACACATAGTGCTGACCAACGGTTAAGATATAGTTACCATTTTCTAGTCTATCTTTACCCCCACCGTCTTGCACTGTCTGGCTTAGAATATCAGAATCATCTGCAAATATGTTTTCAGGTCTTCCTGATCCTGTTCCATAGTCAGCCCATTCTTGGTACTCTAATTTATAATGGCAAGGAATAACTATTACTCCCTTTGCTCCGTCATACATTTGTTTTGTAACTGTATTTAAAAGCATACCAGGTTCTGCTCCTTCAACGTATTTTTCATTACGTTTCTGTGCCTCCCCTGAACCATTTTGTAAAAGTTTCAAGATAGGTAAAGCCAAACTCTGTGTCTTTACATTCTCAAAACCTGATGCAGCGTCATCTTCAAACAATATTGTTGAAGGTAGCCCTGCTTCTTTTTTTACCGCTACTTGTTTCTCGTCGCTCATTTCTATCTCCTTGTTATTTTTGTACTGTTACCTGCGTAAGTTTTGAATAGATCAGAGGGCATCTCTTGTCCAGCTTCGAGACGCTCTCTGACTACTGCTTTAAGTGTCTGAGGATGAACGCCAATTTTCTGGACGGGTTCATATCCCTGACCTTGTGCAAGGTTTGCGTATTCGCTCGCCTTGTTGTCTTCGCCTCGACCAAAGGTAACGGTAATATCATTTTTAATAATATCACCTAAGTCGTGGTCACGAAGCCATGTAAAAGCTGCCTCTTGATTTTCTTGAGGTATGGATGCACCGTATATTTTTTTTATCTCTACGGACTCACCATCTTTCAACTTTAATTTTGTAATGTGCATTTCTTCCATCATCGCTGGTATATCAAACTGCGATAATTGTTTTGCTTGTTCTTTTAATTTAGAAACACTTTTTTCTGCATTAGAAATTTCGTCTTCTAAATTTTTGAGTTCTATAACTTTATCAGATAAAGATTTTGCAGCATCGGCTTGTGTTACCGATTGTACTCTATCTTCTTCATAATTTATTTTGCTCATTTATTTCTCCTCTTTCATGTATGTTAAACTCAGTCGGGTAATACATTTTTTCTTGCCTATCCCAAGTTAACGTAGTGTACTTTCCATTATTAATATCACACGCGACTGCTATTGCTAAACCAATTACTTTAGGATCTCCAGATAATAATAAATAATCTTTATCTTTAAAATCTTTTAGTAATCTTCTTAATTGATAAGTTATCGGACCCGGACTTCTGACAATCTGTGTGTCCTCACGTAAGAGAACTTCTATTCTGCCAAATTTTTGAGCGCCAATAATATTATATTTTGGACGACCAATTTTAGTACCG